CGATTGTCGATTTCTTCCGATCGCACATCGGCCAGCGGTTCTTCTGGACGCCATTCCTCGGCACCCAAGGCCTTTACATGGTTCCCGCCGCAGGCTGGACGATCAATGAGTCCAGCGGGATTTACACCGTAACCGCAACCTTTCAGCAGAAGTTCGCGCCGTGACGATTTTCGCAGATATCCAGACACTGGAGCCCGGCGCGTGGGTGGAGCTTTTCCAGCTCGACCTGACGAAGCTCGCCGGCGCGGTCCTGTATTTCCACGGTTACACCAAGGTCGGCCCGATTTACTGGCAGGGCAACGAGTATTCGCCCTGGCCATTCCAGACCGAAGGCTTCGCGACCGACCCGAATCAGCCAAGCACGCCGATACTTTCTGCCGGCAACGTGGGTGGCTACATGACGGCGCTGTGTCAGCAGTACCAGGATCTCGTCGGCGCAAAGATCATTCGCCACCGCACGCTCGGCAAGTATCTCGACGCGGCCAACTTCCCCAGCGGCAACCCGACCGCAGACCCGACGCAGGAGATCGGGCTCGATAGCTGGTTCTTCGAACGGCGATCGAGCGAAACGTCCGAGGTGATGCAGTGGGAGCTATCGAGCGCGCTGGATTTCAACAATCGCCAATTGCCGAGCAGGCAGATCATTGCCGGTGTGTGCAGCTGGCTGGCGCGTGGCGGCTATCGCGGCAAGTACTGTGGCTATACGGGCCCGGCAGTCGCCAAGGCAGATGACACGCCTACCAATGATCCTGCCCAGGACGTTTGTGGCGGCCGGCTCGTTTCCTGCCAGCTGCGCTTCGGCATGAATGGCGAATTGCCTTATGGTGGTTACCCAGCGGCATCGTTGATCAAGTCATGACGCCGGAGGCAATGGCAGCCATCCACGCGCATGCGCTTGCGGACTACCCGCGCGAGGCCTGTGGCTTGGTGGTGATCGTGAAAGGTATCGAGAGATACTGGCCCTGCCGCAACGTTGCCGAGACGCCCAGCGAGCACTTCATCCTGTCTCCCGAGGACCACGCCGAGGCAGACGACGCTGGCGAGATCGTTGCGGTGGTGCATAGCCATCCCGGCGTGCCGTCGCGCGCAAGCCAGGCAGATCGTGTCGGGTGCGAGGCGCACGGGCTGCCCTGGCACATCGTATCGGTCATGAAAGGCGACGGGGATGTGCCTGCAATAGCGGATTCGACGACCATTGAGCCGTCAGGCTACGTCGCCCCGCTGGTCGGCCGCACCTTTCACCATGGCGTCCTCGACTGTTGGTCGCTCTGCCGCGATTGGTATGCGCGGGAATGGGCGCTGAATCTTCCGAACCCGCCGCGGCCCGATGGATGGTGGAACGACGGGAAGTCCGACCTGTACCGCGATCACCTTCAGGCGGCCGGCTTTGCCACGGTGGCGCGCGCGGACATTCGTAAGGGCGATATGGTCCTTATGGTCATCCGCGCGGGCAATCTAGTGCCTAACCATGCCGCCATTTACCTCGGTGATGGCATGATCCTTCATCACTTGTATGGCCGGCTGTCTTCGCGTGACCTCTATGGTGGCTACTACCAGGAGAAAACCGCTCTGGTCGTGCGCCACAGGTCGGCGCCTCTGGTGTAATCTTTCGCCACCACAATAGGGGGGGGCAGGGATATGCGAAAAAGAATGCAGCTGGCTAGGCTGGTGCTCGTCGTAGGTTTCTCAGGAGCGGCCGCAGCCGCTCAATCAATGACGATCTCGGATCTCGTATCTACGCTCTCCGCGAAGCGTGATGCCTGTGCCGAGATCGCGCAAAAGGCGCAGAGTGACTTTTCGACCGCCGCTTTCAAGGACTCGTTGACTGCGCAGACCGAGTCACAAAAGGCGCGCCTAGACGCACAGGTATATGCCGTTGGCCATGGTGATCGCGATACGACACAGTTTCTGATTGATCGCATGCAGCAAGACGCGGCAACCCAGGCAGATCGAGCCAAATCCAATAGCGATAGGCTTGCAGCAGCGCGGACGGAGGTACAGCAGTGCATATCAGACGCGGAGACGGCTGGGAAAGCTGCTTTCGCAAGTTTCAAGGCTGATCCTAAGCACAAATCGGCTATTTCCGAGGCCGAGCAAGCAACCACCACGTGGCTGGTCAATCTACAAGAAATTAGTACTGAGCATCCGCAGGGCGGCGACATTTCAAAGGAAAACTGGGCCGCGGCCAAGGCGCGAGCATCATTGCAATAAAAACGGTCTATGCACATACGAAGCCCCGCATTGCGGGGCTTTTTTTTGGAGACAAAAATGTCAGCGACAATGATTCATTTGGGCGGCGAGGCTGGAAAGATGTTCCGGCGTGACATCTCCTTGCATCTGGATACAAAAACGCCAGCCGAAGCGATTCGAGCACTTTGCAGCATCCTCCCGGGGTTCAAGAAATATCTGTCAGAGGCACACAAGCGAGGCATTGAGTTTGCCGTGTTTCGTGGGAAGGGCAGGGGCGAGAACATCAATAGAGCGCAACTTGAGGAGCCGGCAGGGCAGGCGATTCGAATTGTCCCTGTTTTAAAGGGATCGAAGAATGGTGGCATATTCCAAACGATTCTAGGGATCGTCCTGATTGTTGTCGGAGCCTATACATCTTGGGCTGGTGGTGGCGCTCTCGTATCTGTCGGCATAGGTATGGTTGCGGGGGGAGTCACTCAGCTGTTGAGTCCGCAACCCAAGGCGAATAAGAACGCTGACTCCGCCGGCAACCAGGCCAGCTACGTATTCAGCGGAGCGGTCAACACGACAGCCGAGGGCAATCCCGTGCCTGATTGCTACGGTAGAATGCTCGCTGGGTCCGCAGTAATTTCGGCGGGTGTTGAGTCCGATGAGTACACGCCCGCAACGGCTGGCGTAAGCACCGGCACGCCGAACGGAAATTCTAAGTCGACTCCCTACGACATCGCTGTGTAAGCCAAAACTCAAGCTAGTCTCGCAGCCCGCCGTGAGCGGGCTTTTTTGTGCCCGGAGAAGCCATGGGTATTCGACCGAACCTTAACATGATGGCTCTGGCCACGCGGAACTCGATCCGTGGTGCTGGTGGTGGTGATGCGCCCACGCCACACACGCCAGTCGAGGCGCCCGACTCGCTGCGATCGATCGACTATTTCCGCATCGTCGACTTAGTCTCTGAAGGTGAGATCGGCGGATTGGTCAACGGCCTGCAATCCGTCTTCCTCAATGGCACACCGGTCGCCAATGCCGATGGAACGCTGAACTTCACCGGTGTCCAGATCGACTCGCGCAACGGGACCCAGGATCAGACGTACATCCCTGGTTATTCGAGCGTTGAGAACGAAATTAGCGTCACGCGCGAGTTGCGCGTGGAATCGCCTTTCGTGCAGTCGCTCACCGACCTGGACCTATCGGCTGTTCGCATAACGCTTGAAGTCCCGTCGCTTGAGAAGACAAACACCTCGAATGGTGATATCGGCGGTTACACGATCCAGTACGCGATCGACATCGCGACCGATGGCGCCGACTACCAGACGATGGTTCAGTCGGCCTTCACTGGAAAAACAACCAGCGAGTACAAGCGAAGCCATCGCGTCGACCTGCCATCCGCGACAACGGGCTGGCTTGTGCGCGTTCGCCGGCTTACGCCGAATGCAGACAGCGCGTCGATCGCTGATACGACGCAGATCGTCAGCTACACGGAGATCATCGACGCGAAGCTGCGCTACCCCAATAGCGCAATCATCGCGATCAATGGCGATGCATCTCAGTTCCAAAATGTCCCGACGCGCGCCTATGAAATTTTCGGGCGGATCGTCCAGGTGCCAAGCAACTACGACCCGACTTCGCGCGTCTACACGGGAGTGTGGGATGGGTCATTCAAGCCGGCGTGGACCGACAACCCGGCATGGGTGTTCTATGACCTGTATACGAACGACCGCTTCGGTCTCGGCGATCTTGTAGATGCGTCGCTGGTGGACAAATGGGGACTGTATGAGATCGCGCAGTATTGCGACGTTCTCGTAAGCGACGGAAAAGGGGGCCAGGAACCACGCTTCACGTGCAACTGCTACCTGCAGGCCCAGCAAGACGCGTTCAAGCTGATGTCGGACATAGCGTCGATATTCCGCGGTGTGGCGTATTGGATGGGTGGTGCCGTTATGGCAT